TACTCCACTCTCTGCAGGTCTCAGTTCACCCAGAGCGAACGCTGCCCGGAAAACCGAGCACTCCACGCGGGCTCTCGCTCGGGCACTCGATGCTGGGCTCTATGTGCATTGTTACCACGTGTCGTGGGTGCTAGACAGCAGTAGACGTATACGGGCGCTCGATGTCCCAGATACGTGGGCGCTAGACGCGGGTGCTAGATCAATCCGTGCCTGGTGTTCCCGGCTGACCATGATCATGCTCGATGTTAAAGACTATCTTTCTCTTTGATCTATCCATAGTTATCTGCCCAGAAGCGACACCGGATACCCATTTGGGACCATGTTCTGAAGCCATGTAATCCATTATCTCTTCTTCAGATGCATCATCCCAGGCATCATCAAGCTGGGAGAGTATAATACGATGGATCCGACCGGCCTTATCTTTTTTTCGTACTTCTTTGCCTGGAAGAAGGGTCACATCTTCCTCTCTTAGAGCTCTGCTCATCTCTTCTCGGATGATGCTTCTCAGTTGCCTTCTTGTGATCTTCATTCTATTTCTTCCTGAACCCTGGAACTGTGACAGTCACCCTTCCGCCATCCCTGGTGTTGAATGTGAATACGTCATTGTCTTGTTTAACAAGTCCATACTTTATCGAGATGTCGAGATCTTTGAACGGGTCAGACTCTGCGTCGAGTTCAGCGTACATCTTTGGAACAGCTGCTTTCGCCTCTGCCTCATCTGCGGGATACAATGATTTGTCATCTGGCTTATCTAGTCTCGCAAACTCTACATCAAGGTCAGCAAACGGATCGTTCTCTCTTAGAGCTCTTCCCAGCTCTTCCTGAATGATACCTCTTAGTTGTCTACGTGTGATCTTCACGTCTTCAGTCTCGCCATCACCTTCTGTAGACCGCCGGTGGTCTTTATCATGCGAGTGATTTCCTTGTTAACAGTGGCCTCATCCTTGGTCTTCATTGCCGCTATCGCTCTGTCTGCCTCACTCTTGAGCTTAAGTAATAGTGTTTCAACATTATGCCATACATCAACACCCTCTCGTAGCATCTCTTCCTGGATGACCTGTCTCAGTTGTCTTCTTGTGATCTTCATGTCTTTGCCTCCTGTGGCACATCTATAACTATTCCTCACTCTCGGCGTTTTCCTTATAGAACCGCGCTAGTTTCTCCTCACCCAGGTCAGCTATCTCTATCAGGCTCTCGAGGATGAGGATCTTCACAGGGTTCCTCAGCATAACGTCCTTCATCTTGTGTTTCGCTGCGTCAGTCCAGTATCCCTTCACCTCGATGTACATGTCATGGTCAGGCAGGTAGAAGTCTGGAATGTAGTTCCTCTTCCTCTTTCCTCGCGTGAGATAAGGAAGCTTCATGCCGGGGTCTCTCTCCCAGCGGATGCCGAGCTCGTCTAGCCTCGTGGCACAGGCGACCTCCCACGTGCTGTCCATGACCACGGTGTCACCGCCTTCCCTCACGTACTCAGACCGCTTACTCCACAGACCGCGTCTCTTCTTGCGTCTCTTTCTACCTGCCATGGTCTATACATATACACCATGTGCCACGTTATGTGTACTGCGAGGAATGAGTTGCAACCCCGGCGATCATCGCGGTGATAACCAGCAGGGACTGGAGCAGCTCTAGAGACGCTCTGTTGACACGGGAGGGGAGTGCATGACATGCACTGCTGACCGATGTTACAGAGCGGGAGCTCTCTACTTATCTTCGAGGTCTACTGTCTCTGTTGGTCCGGCGTAGCATGAAGGGAATCCACCCTTTGCCTCTGCCCTGTTGTAGACACACGGTGCGATTGTGCCAGGATGCCTACGCCTCCACTCCTCGATTGCTAGTCTCTCGACTCTGGCATCGTTTGTTTCATTGTAATCACAGCGCGCTTCGATGAGTGCCTTGATTGCTGCGTTCAAGTTATTATCTGAAAGACCGGAGAAGTATTCTCCATAGCTAACGTCGATCATGTTTTGACCTCTCCAGTTATTTTTAGTATCTCGTCTTCATATACAGCTTCTATTTCTCCGCTGCTCCATAGAACAACGACACCAGATGGAATGACTTCTTCACTCCACATGTTTATATTATCTTCAATCACGATGCCGTACTCTCTTGGGACATCACTTAGGTTTCGAACTATCGTTCCTTTCACCACGCTGCGCGCTCCGATCAATCATATCATTGAATGTCTTCTTCAATTTCTCATCAACTCCGTGCTCTTCAATTTTTTTTCTAGCGTAATCAAGAGCGTAGAGGCCAAGAAATGCCCCTACGATAAGAAAAATGTATCTCAACAGGTTGACCATAAGGATCACCTCCTAGATACATTCTACAACGATTTATGAGGATTTACACCTCGTATCCACGCAATTGTTTCGAATCTGCATTTAGAATCCGATGAATCTGATCCAGCAACAAAGTGATCAGATCCCACTGTTCTCCGTCTACAGACGGAATAGCTACCTCCATGAGTGATGCCTGCCCTGGTGCCTCCGCATCCTCCGCATATCTCTGGATCACCTCTGTTACGATACCAGTTAGTCCTGCCGGGAAGTCTTCTTCACCCTCTACTATCCTCACCAAGTCACCCTTTCGGATTATCGGATCTGCTGGTAGCTCATCACACAACTGAATGACATTCCCCATTAGCCTCTCCGCACCTTGTTGAGAAGATTCCCGCCCAGCTCTGCATATGTCGGAAGAGGAGACTTTCCTCTAGCGAGCTCAACCTGATCTGCGAGCCCCTCTCTGTCTGCTGTGTCGAGCCACACTGACCACTCTTCACCTGTCTTGAAGAACATCTTCACATAACTGGTTCCGTCGTATGCGATCTTATCCTTGAAGTGGGTGTCGAATACACTCTTCACCTCTTCACTAGTCGCATCCAAGTCATACCATTCGTTGATGTCATTTGTCCACTCTTCAACTGCCTGCTCAAACGTTGCCATTATCTTCTCCCTACAGAGCTCGAAGCATGTTGAGTGGAACTGTCCAGCTTCCGCTCTTTGGAACAAGAACCACTGCTCGAGTCCTCTTGATCTCTGAGATAGTTCCTTCCTTATAAGACCGCTTTCCTCGAGATGCCTTGTTTCCGAAACAGACATCATCTCCAACGCTGAACCTTGCCTTTGCAAGAGCTGCATTTTCTTGTCGAACTCGCTTTAGCTGCTTGACAACAACGTTGTTCAAAGAAAGCAGCTCCCTCTCATTGAGATGCTGAATGTTTTCGATCATTTCAAGTACCATTAGTGTCCTCCTTGACTTCTATATTATACCACATGCCCTGCACCGTTACACGCGCTTGGCTTCATCCATTTCCAGTTGACTGGCTGGCCCATCATGCTGGGATCAGATCTGACAATTAGATCGCCCTCATCCTCTCCTAGAATCTTCCATCCCTTCTTAGCTGCCATCACATATGCACATGCACGTAGAATCAAACAGTCGTCGTCTGGAGTATTCCACTCACAGTTGTAAGATAAGATCTCTCCGGAATCACAATCGATTATGTATAGCTGATCATCACTCTGAGTCATCATCGTCATCCATCACGTACGGTACAACCTCACTGTTGAAGTTCTCGTCGATCATGAGATCTGTGTAGATAATGATCTGCCCGTCCTCGTCCTCGTCCAGCATCGCAGCTGGGAGAATCTTCTCGATCGCCTGTCTCAGTTCTTGATATGTCATTGCGTGTCCTTGGCTGTGCTAACATTATACCACAGGCTACGGGTCGGATGCACGCGTGCTGTTCATTTCATATTCTGATATAACAACGAGTTGAATATCTGAGATCCATTCGATTGAGTCTCCGAATGACACCTCAAAGTTTTCCCATCCATCATTATATTCGATGCAGTCAATGATAACACCTATTCGATCTACGAGCGAAGGGTGCTCAGAGACTACAACACGAACAACGTCACCTACGTTCATTCAACAACTCCAGGTCTGTTTCTTCCCAAATCTCGATCTCTGTGCCTGCCCAAAGAACTTCCCACAACGTGGTCTCTGTACCGCCTGTTCTCACCCAGGTAATGATTACGCCTATCGCGTCCTCGTCTCCATGTATGTCAGGAGCACGCCTAACTAGATCACCTGCTTTCACTGATCACCTCCACATCGTGTCGATCATCAAAAGAATACCATTTCCATTCACTGCGGTCATCAGAATACTCGACCCACTGTCCTGGCAAACCTCGATATATCTCTTCTTCCATCACCATTCCAATGCGGCCATCGTGATAACTTTTTACCAGGTCACCGACGTTCACTGATCACCTCGAGCTTGGAAACTTCTTGGTTTGTTTCCCACACCTTTCCAGATCGATACCATATAACTGTTGCAATAGTTGGATTTGACTGTCGAATATCAACGACCAATCCGAGCCGAAGCCATGCGTCATAGAAAAGATTAGACTTATCCATGTGACTTCTATCATCTGTTACGATGTCACCCACATTCATTAACCACCTCGAACGGTTCATATGAAAGTTTATTCCACCAAGACGATGGATAGTCGCTGACCTTGCCGTGTTTCCATAGGATGTGGAGCTCTTCTAAAACTCCATCTGAGTCATTGACCTTCTCTACTATGATGCCAATCCATCCTTTTACGTAGTCGATCCCTGGCTGGTTGTAGTGCAGTTTGGAAAATCTTACTATATCACCTACTTTCATTTACAACCTCGAGTTGAAATGTGGGAACAGAATAAACAAATCCATCAAAAAAAACATTAGTACGCTCTGAAAATTGACTATCTGTCCCAATGATCACACCCACTGTGTCACGGTCCGGAGGGCAAACATAGACCAGATCACCGACTTTCACATTATCTCCTTGAGATCACCTGTGTCTGCGCCCTGTAGCTCACCATCATCGTACAGCACGAGCCATTCCCAATCAATGTCGCGACTTACAGGATTTGCTGCATACGACCGTCCTTCTTCGGTCCATGCTCCGCTGACAACGATACCATTCATGCCAAGCGCGTAATCATGAACTAGAGTGCCTACACTCATACAATCACCACTTTGACACTTGATCTGAACCACCGCACTTTCTGACTGTTGTGAAGCACTTCAACCATGCCGCGATTGTGTCCCGCTTCCCATAGCTGAATCAGCAGAGCTTTCTCACCTGTCTTCACGTGTTGTACCAGGTCACCGACTTTCATTCACAACCTCTAGTTGATTGCCTGTAAAACATTGAACACCACCCATGAAGGAGACCCAGTATATTGCTAGCTTAGGGTTTGACTTGGCAAGATGAGATCTCTCGGGCACGCAGGTCACCATACCAAACTGTCCTTGTTGTGCACAATATCGAAACTGAACCAAATCACCGACTTTCACTGATCACCTTACAATCGCACTTGTCAACATCATACTCACCATCTTCAAAGAGAACCGAGACGACCGAAGAAGAGATTGCCCGAGATGGACACGGGCTCATGTGAGTAATGATACCGATTTGCTTATCGGCGGGAAGTCTTCCAAGTTCGTTGCCACGGAAGTCATGTATTACCAAATCACCGACTTTCACTGAGCAACTCCACACTTGTAGTATTCCACCACCGGAATGATACTTCGTTTCCAGTCACGTGATAACACCTCACCTCTTCATGTGCATCAATATCATCAACAACAATACCCAGCAGACCGTCTTCGCTATAGTGAAGCCATTCTGGTGATAGATTCTTTGCACTGATGATAACAAGATCACCTTTTGTAAGCTCTCTATCCATTACTCACCCTATCTTTCTCCATGCTTCTGGGACCTTTCCTAACATCTTTTCTGAGAATACTAGGATCTCTCCTTCAATGAAGACATTCCACCGAGTTGACTCATTATCATATCCGCAATAGGCCATGCTGAGAATAACGCCTCGTCTTCCTGTCCTAGATGCTCCACCCCATCTGTTGAAGCGTATGATCTCAACAAGCTCACCCTGTTTCACTTTGTTACCTTGAAGTCTTTTGGTCGAAGTCTGCTGGTCCTTCCATTATCTGTGAATGTAACATCTACTGCAGTTCCATATACCCCTGCCATGTGACCCAGTCCGGCATCAACCATTTCGTAGTCTTGACTCTCCATAAACCGATATGTGTATGGACCTCTGACAATCGTTCCAAATCTACCTAGTGTAGTTCTAATCAAATCACCGACTTTCACTTATCACCTCGCACATTACGCATGCTACCCATTGCGGTTTGCCGTCTTGCCAGAGAACAAGCACCTGACCCTGTGTGATCCCATCCTCCATAATATCGAGGACGATCCCGGTTTCATCTATGTATCTGATCATATCACCTACTTTCACTTATCACCTCTAACTTAGTAGATTCTTCGTAGCTATATCCGGCGTCGGGCCAGAGTACTAGCACTCGATCTCGAATGCCATCTTCCGTTACGCCAATGAAATCAACCATATTCGATCGAATGCATTTGCCGCGATCGACCTTTGAAATCTTGTAGGCCGTAGAAGCACCGTAGTGCTGCTTATCGATTCGCAACACAAGCCCAGGCACAGAGTATCCCACCTTCATCTTTACTAGATCACCGACATTCACTGATAACCTCCAGGTTTTCTTCAAGCCATCGACGAATCACACCCTGGGGATCCATCATATCAATGACCAATCCATCAATTCGCTTCTCAGTCGATAAAACAACACATACTGGTCGCTCATATCCGTAAGCAGATTGGGTCAGCTTAGTTCGTACCAGATCACCGACTCTCACTTGATTCTCTCCATCTCGTCCAGATCAAACTCAGCAACCTCACCCAAGACCATGACTTTGGCTGCGGGAATGTAGAGGCGCTTAGTCATTGCAACGATCACACCGATCTGACCGTAAACCTCTGGCCACACTTCTTCTGGTGCATGCTCCACCTGAAAGTTGCCTTTGATTCGTACGATGTCACCGATTTTCACTGATCACCTCCAGCCGCCCAATGTTGTAGTCTATGCGCCTGCCACGAAACATAATCTCTACGTCGCCGCAGGGAAAGCGGTTACGGACATCGTCGTTCCACCACACAATCTCACCTGTGACGATAGCGGCAGAGTAGCCCCAATCGACACCTTCTTCACCGGAGCGATCACTGACGCCCCAATGGACTTTTACCAAGTCACCAATTTCCATGTATTTATTATACCATAAGTGCAGCTTAGTTACATGCAAGCTGACTCACTAATAACTGCAAGAGATGCTTCATCTTCTCTAACATCAACAGTAGTTCCGTCACTTACGAGAACTGAAAAGACTCTGAACTTATCGTAATCTGTCTTTGCAAGACGGGATCCGACGACGATTCCTGTGAAATGCGTTTGCTCCCAGTCTGTCTTGAGTGGCCACAACCAGCCTACTAGATCTCCAATCTTAACTGTCAATATACTTACTCCAAGATTCTATGATCTTTCCTGACTCATAGTCGACAAGGTATCTGTACGAAGCACCATAGTGATCTTCGTCCCAGCTCTTCTCATCAATAGTGTATTCTTCTCCGCCATCCAGCAACTCATTTGTTCGCACTTGAGAGTCCAGTGAAGGAGACCAGAACGATCTTATTCCACCACTTAGCTGTGCGCGTACGATAAGTTGAATAAGACCAGTTGTAGTCTTTTTATCGATAAAATCCTCTAGAGCTCCGACCATGTGGTCAGGATATCCATCCATGTGAACGTAACACGCAGTTATCTTCCCGTCGGAATGCGATACTCCAATGACAGAATGAGTGCTCATGCTAAGCTTCCCTTGTGGTATATTCTACCACATATAATATCTAGCCTGCACGCGCTACGTGTCGCAAGTGCCTTCTTTGCAAAGTTCTAGATACGAATCATGTTCTCGCGTAATCTTTCCATCTCGCCAGTAAACTTCTGCGACGCGATCAGCGATACACTTTATGATGATTCCTGGATTAGCATAGCGAGCATTCGCTGCGTTGAATACCCAGGACTTCGTGTTAAAATTCACAACATCACCGACTTTCACTGATCACCTCAAACTGATAAAAGCTATCTAGCGGCCAGGTTTCGACACCTCGATTCGTCATCACAGTCGCGACCCTTTGTTTCTTGTAGCCGGTGTTGATACTAATCAGCAAGCCAGCCATCCAGTTTCGCTGGTAATGTTCGTCAACCACCATTCTAATCATATCACCGACTTTCACTGATAACCTCCAGATGCCATTCCCCACACCATCTCGCTTCATGGGTAGTCCAAAAAACGCGCATAAGTTGGCTGTCTCGCTGGGATATTGCTACAATAATGCCAAACTGCTCTGATATTTTCTTGTAAACCAGATCACCGACTTTCACTGATCACCTCTAGTTGATATGTCCATTGTGATTCCTCTTGAAAGCCGGGATAGTTCCAGCACACGACTGCAGCTTGTCTAGATCCTCCATATACCGAGCTCTTCTTATCCATTTCGAGAATGACACCGAACCACGGCTCGGGGTACCGCTTATGTCGATCATGTCGAATACCAGGATGCGGCCGTACTAAATCACCGACTTTCATTTAGTGCCTCCTGTATAAGTTTAGCTGTATTCTCATCAACTGCATACATAGCCCCTCTTATCATAACAGTATATCCACAGAAATAATGAAATAGTTTAGTATTATTAGAAGAAAGGCCGAGCTCAAGTAATCGGCGATATAAGGATCGTTTAATATTATTCATTGATCACCTCTAGCTCACGCTCGAAGTAAAAACTGTGATTCCAGTGCGGATCGTCCCATAGGCATTTGTATTCATCTGTGCGCTTGGGCCCAAGCTCATGTCCTGATGTGCGTTCGTAGATTATGCCAACTCCAGGTTGACCGTTTCCTTGATTCTTTAGTTTCACTAGATCACCGACTTTCACTAATCACCTCAAATGCTCTTGTCGATTGCCTGAAGAGCTTTCCGCTAGGATAGAGCACACATACTTGTGTGTACTCACCGGGTCGTGCACCGTGTTCCATGCCCAGATTGCTGAACACTTCAACAATGATTCCTTTGCCATCTCCTCGTAACTCTTTAACTAGATCACCGACTTGCATCAAATATCCTCATCAATTGCCAAGAGTATGGGTCAACTCCTATAATCTTTCCGTCAATCAAAACAAACTTATCGCACCAGGCAATGTCAATGCTGATGTCTTTTTTTGTTCCAAGGTACATAATGATTTTATCTTCAATGAATCCCGTGACTTCTCGGCGTCGACCTCGATACATCCTTGGTCTCACCGAGACCCATGTATTATCACTGCCATGAATAAGAAAAGCATCATTATCATTTGCACACTCAAGAAGCATCCCTTTCTTTAGATCACAGACTTTCACTTATCACCTCCACGGGAGACAGACGATCAAGACGAACACCTTGAACAGGGCCTCCAGCAAATCGTCCGACATAGCACCACTCCATCGCATGCTCTGGTCCGCCTTCACCAGGAGAAAGATGTGTTAGGCCACCCTTTACACACACTTTATCACATCTAGCAAGAGTGACCAGACCGATTTCGCCTCCTTGAAAGTTCGGCCACCAGTTCTTTGTAACTCGAACAAGATCACCCACGTGTAAAACTTGATCAGGAATCTTCATTGATGACAACCTCTAGGCTATTTTCAGCAAAGTTCTCACTAAGCTTTCCATTTGACCACAGAACATCTACAGTTTTAGTCCCTAGAAGCTTTGACCAATCTCCATTTCGGCTCTTGGTCATCTCATCGGGAAGATCGTGAATAGCAACTACTGTTCCAACAATCTTGCTTCTCTTTTTTCCTCGTATCTCAATAACACGACTTCCCTGTCTAACAACGTCGCCGACTTTCACTAATCACCTCCAGCCATCCTTGTGCTATATACTTTGTTTCACCTGTTGATTGATCTAAGACACCCACCATCGCTGAGTTGTCGACTTTGGCAACCAGATAACATACGTTAAACCTTTTATGCCTTACCAGATCACCGACTTTCATTGAGACCTCACAACCATGTCTGGCATAATCGGACTGCACCTTCCATCTTGCCACAGTACTACAGGCATTCTCACAGAGTAGAATCCGCCGCCTGCCCTTCGGAACTCAAAGTCCACGACAAGTCCAGTACATCGAGCTTCAGAGTTTAGATTCTTTACCAAGTCACCGACTTTCACTGATCACCTCCAGAATGCGCGGTGGAACTCGTTCCACCAGCTCGCCGCTTGACCACAATACTGAGACAGCTGGTGCTTCAATATAGTCACCTGGCAGCTCAGCAACAACAATACCTGTTCTGGTATATTCGCCACCCTCCCACCGCTGGGATTTGGGAACGTCACTTTCAAACATCACTAGGTCACCGACTTTCACTGATCACTTTACTGCTGTCACTGAAACCTGTCCACGATCAACCGTCTTGATTGCATCGATCATAAGATTCTTTTTATCAATCGTCTGTTTGATCTCATCAATTCTTTCTTTTCGTCTTTTGATATCGTTCTGAGCAGATTCGATTAGCTCAGCATTCAGCTTCCTTACATGTGAATAATCACCAGACCTAACATACTCTGCAACAAGCTTGCCGTCTTCACACATGAATCCGTAGAATAGTTTCGCCATGGCTATCGCAGTCTCCTTGTCCCTAGCAACTAGATACCCAAGCGGAGAAGAAAACCATCGCTTCTCCACTCTATAGATGCCATCACCACCCTCCTCTTTAACAGCATCGACGGCTGCTTCCAGCCTTCTCCACAACCGATTAGTTCTTCTTGAGACTGCAATCTTTTTACCCTTTGTGAGGCTGCTGACGTAGTCTTCATTGTAGAATCTCTTACAAATATACGTTTTACAGCTATGCTCAGTATGAATATTGAGATCAAATAACTGTTTATTTGACCAGCCAAAGTTATCACAATTAGTTGAGATTATCTCTGTCTTATATGTGCCTGAATTGGAATCGTAGAATTCGCGTTCTTCATGAATGACATGTGTTCCAAATGGACCAGATGGGCGTTTCGTGAGAAGGTCATCAATGATAGCGTTTTTAACTGAAAGTGTCATTTTTTCCTGTTTCCTTGGTTTTATTATACCACGGCTTATGGTCAGCATGCATGCATTGCATGTTGTTAGCTTTCACTAATAACCTCTACATCACCACGTGCCAAGTCAAACTCATCAAGTCTCCACTCTCCGCAATCAAACATTACTATCCAGCTATTCCTTTGACCAGGACCAATGATATACCCGACGCGGTTCGAACTACCGTTGCAGAAAAAACATTCACACTTGAGATGATCTAGCCCATCAATAAAGGGAGGGCATCCTTTAACTCTTACCAGATCACCGACTTTCACTGATCACCTCGACCCAAGTTCCAATATTGTTCTCATTAGGCATAACGATAGGCTGACTATGGCAATTGCTCGTCACAACTACACAGGGCAAGCAATTTGGATCCCAGTCATCATCCCATGGTTCATCACGGATATCCGTAACAATTCCAATGCGCCAATAATCGTCACGTGGCACAATTCGATCCCTATTAGCGGCACACGCATCGTAATCAAAGAATCTAACTAAGTCACCTATTTGTAACACTGATCACCTCTGCAATATACTTGTCACGCTTTATCCATGGAATAGCACAGCTCATCATGCCGTTGGCGATCAAGCTGATCTGGCCCGTTCCATAGTCTGTCACGTGAATCTTAGTGATCAAGCCCACCTCTCCCCAGGACTCATCAAGATTCTTAAGTGTAATAAGATCACCGACTTTCACTGTGACATCTCTTTCTGAACATCCATCTGTGTAGTATATTTGTCTAGTGCATCGAAGTCTACATCAAGCCATATCTCAGCAGGCTCATCTGAATCTTGCATCTTGACAAACCACTGTGTTCTCATCTCTACATCATTATGTAGAAAGCTCAGGCCCATCACATGGATTCCATCATGATCTATACATGAAATGAGCTTATCCTCGTATACAGACCTGTTGCGATCTTTCGCATTCAGCACAAGTGATACCATTCCGCTTGATGTTGTAATTGTTGCTTTCATTCTACCACTCCTTCGGTGCCACACTTGATCCACACCTTGGACACTGTCCATAAATCCAGTGATCTTTTATTGCTGCTGTTCCGCAAAATCGACAGTAATACTTCTTGTAATACTTCTTATTGATATTCTTCATTGTCACCTCTAATTGTTTTCGATATTTTCTACGTAGCAGCAGTCAATCAGTCTTTTTCCGCTGCCGCAGCCACATTCCTGTTCAAGCACCCACTCCCAAAATACCGGTCTTGTCTTCCACCCGAGAACAAATCCCACCAGTATGAGAATAAAACCAAGAACAGCTCTTTCAGTCTCCATCAAGACTCACCTCTTCCAAGAGCTCTGATGGGACAGATGTAATAGTCCCTTCTTTTGTGAGTATCATTGCATTGAACCAGACATAGAACTCATTTACAACTGTATCACTTTCATGCATATCAACAATGATACCAAAAATGTTCCCGTAGAGAGATCCTGAAACGCTTGGCCTCACCCTCACAATAGACCCAACACCTATACTCACCTGTCATTCCTAAAGCACACAAACGTGGGAAATCTTAAAGATCCATCAGGCGTTATCTCTTGATATCGTACCTCTACTACTCTTCCGACAAAGCTGTCTGTATCATTCCACATCGTCTCTCTTAGCTCATCAGAAAATCCAGAGCCGACACCAACCTTGACACCATTGAAATCTACAATAACAGATCCCATCTTTCCCTTGTGTTTTCCAGTTCCTTCCTCAAGTGACTGAATCGCAAGATCAACGTCATAGAACGATTTGAGCTTCATCACCTCATACCCACGTCCAAACTTATATGGTGTGTTAATCATCTTGACCATTGCACCCTCGAAGCCCTGGTTCGTAAAATCACTATGCATTCTATAGATCTCCTCTTCATCTACACTCACTGTATACCTGGGAGTGATCTTAACATAGCTATGCTCTCTTCTTCCCAAGCGAGATTCGAGTTGTTCATATCTATCTTTGCACGATAGCTTAGGCTCTCTGGATTCCCATTCCTTTAGTGGCAAAAAGTCAAAAAGTGATAGCCATGTCTCTGAGACATCCACATCATCCTTTCTGTATGCCTGCCTCATGAGAGACGTGAAGTCCTCACCCATTAACTCACCATCATAGCAGCCGTCACCAAGTTTTCTCAACTCTTCTCCGATTGTATTATCAAAGTTTGTAATGAGCTTTCCGCTTCTCGCAAATAGCTGAGCATTCTTTTTCTCAACTACTGCGAAGCATCTGATTCCATCTAGTTTAGGCTCGACAAATACACTGCCCTGTCCTACGACCCTCTTGATGTCGAACTTATGTGCAAGTGATACATCAAATGTCTTGATCAATCCTGGAAACACCTTATTGATAGTCTTGATAGACGCTCCAATAGCAAGATGCTTTCTTAGAATCTTTCTCATCCACATCTCTTCATCTTCAGTGGCAATGCAGAATACGTCAGACATCATCTCAATTGCAGCATTTCCAGTGTAGCTTCTATTGGCACACATATCAGCAACATCGAAAAAAGATTCCCACGCTGTTTCTTCATTATTAGACCCAAATCTGCTACTTGTCTTTGGAACCTTAACTACGTTAAACGGTGTGAAGGGATCAGATCCATATCTTAGAATCTTCTTCAGTAGGTCATTATCAGAATGAGATAGCAACATCTCCTTCTTTGCATTTGAACCCTGCAAGTCTCTAATATTGAATAGAATGTCTGATACTCTCATGTTGTCCTCAAATAAGATTCTTTTTCTTGATGATCCACATTGGAATGATAATAGACAGTGTGTCACCCTTCTTTGTATTCGACAGTTCAGGAGACTGGCTAAATGGCACCCATGTTTCCTTTGATGTAGTTGTGACAACAAGAGCAGCCTTCGCTGATCTCGCTTTCACTGTAACAACAACTGGAAGCCCATTTCGCTTTCGCTCATCTTCCATGTGCACATCAAATACGCTGCTATCAGGGTCTGGATTGATAACTTCGACCTGCTTAGCTGATGGCCAATGCTTATTCCCATCACTGTCAAGAACAATCAACTTTTCTGTTCCCCAGTTATTCGTAAACTTCTTGATAACAAACCCTTCTACACCCACTTTTGGACGACGAGCGATAGGTCCGTTGCCACCGCTGATGATTCTAACAAGCTTGTTGACACCAGGAGACCATTTCTCATGTGTATCACGGAGTTTTTCACCTAAGTCCAAGATCTTGCTCCTGATATCCTGAAGCTCAAATATCTGGTCTGTTGAGCCTACCGGTTCAACAATTGTTCCCTTATTTCTATCATACTTCGATCTACGAGGAGACATTCCTGAAACTAGTCGTGTCTCTGGAGTGCAGCCATCTGCATCACAAGACCCATATTGAGCATAGCCACCTTGCATACAATCAAGTGTATCCCATGTCACCCTCCACCCTCTGCCTTGACAGGCTTGACACCCACCTTTCTCGATAAACAGCTTCATGTCGTGATCTCTGATATCGTCCATGAGATCTTCTTGGCGATTACGTAGAGTCTTCAGCTCTTTTTCAAGAGGCGAAACTCTGTCAGCTACTGAAGTCATTATTTCTCCTTGTATACATATTATACCACAGGCGGCCTGGCAATACATGCCAGGCCGCCTTGTTTTGAACACAGCGTATTGATCTATGAGATACTGACTCGACTCACCTCCATGAATCCTGCCTCACGAAGTGCAAGGAAGAAGATGTGTCCTGCACCGCCGAACCTGTTCTTTTCGACCTGAAGAACTCTGCAGCCCATTAGATCATCATCCTTTCGCTCTACATCCAGGGTCATCATGGCGTCAACCATGTGCTTGAGGACGTTAGCACCGGCCATCTGGCCGCTCTTGGTTACCTGTCCGATAATGATGGCATTGCAGAAGTTCTCCTTACAGTAATCTGTAATCAAAGACATTGACCGCTGAGCAGTCTTTGAGTTTGTATTATGCTCTCCGTACTTTCCATCATTGAGACATTGAAGAGAATCCACGATAAGGAAGAAGGGCTTCTTAGGATTCTTCTCACGAAGCCTATCACAGTTCTTTAGAAGCCTCGGAACATTAGTCTCCTGGCCTGCAATGAATCCGCTTCGAAGACGAAGCCTCTCAACTGTCATCTTAAGCTGATAGAGAGATTCTTCTGCAGTGTTGAAGATAACAGTTGAGCCATTTCTTGTGAGAGAGTTAGCAAGCTCCAGCATCATAGTCGTCTTGCCGGCACCTGGTGTACCAGTGAATAGAGTGACCATTGATGGCGTGAAACCTTTTCCGCCAAGTGCATCATCAAAATAATCAAGACCTGACTTTACACGTTTCCTGAGTTGTTCCGGGACTTCAATATCAAGGATATTAGTTCCTAGTTCAACTTCTTCCTGAGCAATATTTAGCTTCATTAGCTACTCCTTTGTTTGGTTGTATTGCTTAACTATTATACCTTAGTTGCCGTGGTTTTACATGCCATACATTCTACATGTATTCTCTTAAAGAGCTCTATCTCTTTGCAGTAAAAGTTTCTCAACTTGCTACTGGGTGTCATAACAGTGATATTCCTTAGCTGTGACGATCTACCTGGATTCCAGATATCGTAATACGATGCCTCAAGTCCTACACTGATAATGACGCATGAGACAAGCTCTAAATCTTCGTGCTCAATCTTCATCATGACGTGTCTATCAACATCAGGAGCATGTATAACATCACCCTTTTTCACTTAGCACTCTCTTTATGATGGGCTGGGGCGGGTGGAGTCGAACCACCAACCTTCCGGGTAACAACCGGATGCGCTGCCAGTTGCGCTACACCCCAGCATTTCACTGTTTGTTTATCCATACTGGGACAAGCTTGTCGTCTGCCAACCACTTGAACGGACTAAGAGACCGAACTGGAACCAAGACAGCAGTCTTGTCTCCGCCGCCTACCCAGAATAATTTTTCAGCATTGACGTCGAAAAGAAGTGATTCACTATCTGACGTCGGATAATTGAATCCTCTATGACCAGGCTTTCCGAAAAAGACCTTGTCACCTTTCTTTAGACTTACCATGTTTTCTCCTTACTTTTGTGTGTGTGTGGCTGCCCCTCGGGGACTTGAACCCCGGACCGAGCGGTTAACAGCCGCGCGCTCTACCAGCTGAGCTAAGGGGCAATATTATGAAAACTACGAATGTGATTTACTATTCTGCATCTTGATAAGCATGTCGCCAGGGTGAGGATCAAAGTAGAGCCTCCTTCCCGGAACAATCACCCATGCACGACGCAGTCGGCTTGGACCAGGATCACTACACTCACCATCTGTAAGAACAATGTATCCATCAAACTCATCAGCTCGCTTGTCAGCATGCTGTGCAACTGCATGAAAGTTTGTGCCTCCTGATCTATGACGGACAGGTGGAACGCGCTGGCCTCTTCTCCACTTGATTGCATTCTTGTCATCAACAGCTGTATCGAATGGGAACAGCGTAAAGTTAACTTTCTTTCCTAGACCGTTAAGCTCGCCAAATAGAAGTTCAACATCCTCATCGCTAACAGAGGCAGATTGATCAATATAGATTGCGAGATTAGCTGTGTGACCACGCTTCACACCAGGGTGGATGTACGGATACTTCCTGTTGATTCTACGCATCGTGTGACTCTTATTCATTCTCTGACTACGACCACAGAAGCTATGTAGCAAACGCTTCCAGTCAATCTCATTCGATACCATGCTACGAAGCTCTCCTCTCACCTCACTTGGAACTGATCCCCAGCTTCCCGTGGAGTCACACTTCTTAACAGCGTCAGAAAGAACCTTCTTGATCTTTCCTTCCACGACCTGACGATCCTCATCACTAAGGTCTCCCCAGTCTCCATGATCATCTGTTACCACAACACCTTCCTCATTATTGATGATGTCGCTAATATCCTTATCTTCCTTAAGCTTTGTGAAGTACCACTCAGAAGCCATTCTCGTCGGAAGTGACTCAATGAGGTCAGAGACCTTCTTCCACTTATCAAGCAGAGCAGGATCTGTTACCTTTGAAAGATTCAAAGGCCGACCTGGAAAGAGACCCTCTTCAGGAAGGTCCTCGTAGGCAATGAGCGAGTTAATAGCAAGATCAGTTGCCCAGTTCCAAAGAGTGTGAGGCTGCTTCTTTCTAGAAGAACAGTGCTTGAAGATGAGATGATAGCACTCATGCTTCATAACACCTCCTACCTTTCTAGAAGAAAGCGCAGCTAGAAAACCTGGATTCCAAAACAGTGTAGGAGTCTGGTCAATAATCGCAACTCCCGCAGTTGGGACCTTATCAAGAGATCTAACCTTGTTTACGCTCCTAAGAATCGTACTAAAGAACGGTTCGCTTAGCATCAAGTTGACAAGATGTGGATCTAGCCTGAATGAACTGATCTGTTCATCAGACGCCACGTCAACTGGAAGGTCAGATGCGGTTGTTTCTTTCATTATTTCCCCTTGTATACCTATATTATAAACCGCCTGCTGGGCATTTTACATGCCCAGCAGGCAGCTTAGGCAGTTTTGAATCACAGATTTCTTGCTTCTGTGACTGCTTCAACAACTGCCTGACCAAGGAACTTGTGGAGTGCAGTGATGTTAGGAACAACGCTTGTCTCCATCACACCATTCCATAGAGCAACCATCATCTCTCCAGAGAGCTTCTTAGCGAACTCAGCAATGTTTGAACATTGACTAACAGTCCACTCATTCTCCTTGCAGTGATTGATGATCTTTTCTGCAACTCCGTTGAGCTTATCGTCATTAAGAATCTTGATACGATCCTTGTTCTTATCATAGTTGTCAATGACATCTTCTGCAGAGACGATAATCTCATAATCTTCTACGAACTCTTTGAAAGCAATAGATGCCTCAAGACCGATGAATCCAAGAGAGATAGCATAGAATCCTTCAGGAGCCTTGCTTCCTGCGATATCCTTAGATACCATTCCTGCAACCTTCAAAGTTGAATCCAGCCGCTCGTATGACCGCGGAGAGGGATACACTTTTCCTGGCTCAATAGTGCCTTCATACCGAAGGTGAGCGTGATTATTTCTAATGAAGTCCACGATAACAGGATCAACATCGTTGCCCTGAGCCCATTCGATCCAATCCTCAACAGTAGGTTCAAGATCAATGCACCAGAAGCGATCAAGCAATGCAGGATCCATCTCATTGACTTGATAATCTGCAGAGGCATTCACAGCAGCATAGATCAATGTGTCAGCGTGAAGACGATGACCATTCAGTTCCCTATCAAGCACGATCTGGAATGCTGCCTGTTGTACCTCTGGAGTAGCACGATTAAGCTCATCCAAAAATAGTACCACCGGTTCACGGCATGCACGAGCATACCAGTCAGGCGGACAGAATCGAGTGACACCATCAACAAGCTCCGGAAGACCTACGAGATCTCCTTCACTCATCTGCGAGAGACGCCTATCGATAATTGGCATCTCAATGTCATCAGCGATCTGCTGAACGAGTTGTGATTTTCCGATTCCGTGAGGGCCTCTCATCAGAATGGATGATTTCTTAGCAGCCTGTGGGGCTACAAGGCAAAAGGTTTTGATATCCATCATTTCTCCTTGGTGGTTTGTTCCGTTGCTTTACTATTATATACCACTTGCTGCACGCATTACACGCGCAACTAATCTGTTTTCTGCACCCTTTCAAGCTTTGATGCATGAATAAAGTCATTGCCGCCAGGCATAAGAACCTGAACGTATCCCTCAGATGTAGGCGTATCAATCACAACACCCCAAAAACCTGAAGACGTGCATTTAACGAGATCACCTGCTACAAAAGTCCACGTTCTTTTCGACGACTGAATCTTGCGGCCCTCAGAATCTCTTGTATGTTTGACGACCTTCTTAAGTTGTTTCTTGAACTTTCTAGGTACCGCCATTGCAACTCCTTGTAGCTTTATTATACCATATGCACATACAGTTTACATGCAAGCGCATATGGTATGTCACAAAATTCTCACTACAGGCCAGGCCCAAAACATTGCCAAAAAAGCAACCCTAGTGTGAGTAGAGCTGAAAGTGTGAGACCCAGCTTTGCGATAGCTGACGTCTTCCTCATTTCAATCTCAAGCTTATCAATTTTCTCTGATGTTTTTCTAATTGCTAATACGTCTCTTGCTCTTGTCATTGTAATTCTCCTGTTTTAATATCAACTATGTTATCATTTTTGAATAGTGTTATGAAAGCAATAATTCACTGCTGATGTTTCACACAACGATTTTTAATAATAGCTTCACTCTTTATGTTCTAGAACATATTAAGAATAACGTCCACAATTATAAAGAGTGCAAAACCCCCACAAACAAACTTAACCTTCTTTAATTGATCTTGAATCCTTCTCAAGTCATGCCTGTGAACTGCAAAATCACACTCGCACTGGCTCTTGTGCTTTTTAAATTCTGCCTCCACAGATTCAAGCCTGTTTAGATCACGATCACTAGCAAGCGATATATGATAGTCTTCTCCCTTGACACGAAGAACAACATCACTGCTACAACTTTCGTTTACATAAAGTCTTTCCATTTAACCTCTCTCTCATTCACAATATTCATATATTAACTATAACGAATATTAAAAGCATGTGCACGATTATTAGTGGATCACAGCACTTTATGTCATCGTGCTGATTATTTTCAAGAAACAATTTCAATAGTGAACACTAAAACGTACTGAAAACGATATTGTAGTAGCCCACTAAGGACGTGATATCACGCATACCTGAGTGTTAGGTATCACACACACACACACACACGCCTGAGCGCTAGACGTCACGCATGTCTGAGCGCTAGACGTCACGCATGTCTGAGCGCTGGATGAATTCTATTCATAGCTTGACATAATACATAAGCGTGCACAGCTTT